ATGCGCTACCTCTGCCGACTCGTGACCCCTCCTGGTGGGCTCGTCCTCGACCCGTTCCTCGGCTCCGGTACGACGGGCGTCGCGGCTCTCCGCGAAGAATTCCGGTTCGTCGGGATCGAGCGAGAGAAAGAGTATTTCGAGATCTGTAAGAAACGGCTGAACTCGAAAGCGAACCAGACGGACCTCGTGAAACGGATAAAGCCAAAGGCATGACGACTGCGATACAATCGAAGAGCAGTCGTGCCTAAGACCACCAAACATTTAGGGAAACACCAGTTCAAGCCCGGCGTCTCCGGAAATCCCTCCGGCCGTCCGAAGAATCCGATCCCCAAAGCGCTGCGCGATATGTCCGAGAAGGGCGTCCAGGAAGTCATCGCGGCGGTCTGCGCGGGAAATCTCGATCAGCTCCAGGAGATCATCGAGTCGCCGGAGACGCCCGCGCTTCAGGTCGGCTACGCGAAAGCTCTGGTGAGGGCCATCAAGGAAGGGGACGTGGAGATCATCGAGCGGCTTCTTCAGCGGGTCATCGGGAAAGTCCCGGACTACTTAAACGTCCAGTCCACGAACCTGAACGCGAACCTCAACGCCGTCGTGCCCGAAGAGAAGGTCCGCGCCGCGATGAAGAAACTCCAGGAGGAGTTTTGAGCAAGACGAAAGGGGTCGGCAAAGGAGAATGCGATTCCAAGGTCGTCTTCGTCTGGCATTGTTCGCGTTGCGAGAAGCTCGTGAAGTCCGTAGGCCCGCGCCAGGCGTACTGCCCGACGTGCGCGAAACCGATGCAGGTCCTGAGAGTAGAGAAATGAGCGAAGTCGAGAAACCTTCCTGGAAGAAAGCTACGAGACAGCTCGCGAACGCGCGGCGCGAACTGAAGCTTCAGCTCGCGAGAGCCGACCGGCTCTCCGATGCGCTCGGGCTGGTTTTCCTACAGGACCGCGTGAAGGGTTATCCGTCGCTTGACGAATGGACCGGGCTTATCGCCCGCCTGAAGGCTGCCAGGGAATGATCTACGTTCAACCGCCGAATCCCTTTCGCCGCGTCTCGGACGAGGAGCGCGCGCAGGACGAGGAGATCGAGAGGCTCGTCGCGAAGAATTTCTGCGAGGAGGACCATCTCTATTTCGCGCGCTACTTCTTCAAGGCGCGACAGGGGATAAAGTTTAGAATCAACTGGCACCATCGCTTGATAGCCGACGTCCTGGACGACGTCATCGCAGGGAGAAAGAAGAATGTCTGCATCTCGGTCTCTCCGGGTTCTTCCAAAACGGAGCTGGTTGTTATTAACCTCATTGCTCGGGGTCTCGCACTTAATCCTCGGGCTCGCTTCCTTCATCTATCTGGTTCGGATTCACTCGCTTCTCTCAACTCCGCGACCGCCCGAGAGATCGTCATGTCCGACGAGTACCAGCGACTCTGGCCCCTCCGAATCGCAGAGGATGCCAAAGCGAAGAAGCGCTGGAATGTTCTCGTGGATGGACATCCCGCCGGAGGAGTCTACGCGACAGCTATCGGAGGACAGGTCACCGGCTTTCGAGCCGGGCACATGGCCGAGGGATTCCAAGGGGCCATCATCATCGACGACCCCATCAAACCAGAGGACGCTTTCTCCCGATCTAAACTCGACGCCGCGAACCGACGACTCCTCACTACCGTAAATTCCCGCAAGGCGAACCCCGACACGCCAATGGTGATGGTCATGCAGCGCGTGGCCGAGAGCGACCCGGTCGGCTTCGTTCAGAGCGGCATGATGGGGAAGGAATGGACTCATATCCGCATTCCCGCCGTCATCGATGAGGCTTATCTAAAGACTCTCGACCCGAAGTACGCGGCGCTCATCGAACCGTCCGAGACGGAGAACGGGCGCTTCTCGTACTGGCCCTATAAGGAGCATCTCCAGAAACTTCTCGCCATGGAACGCGGCGAAGGCGCGGACGGCTCGGGTCAGCGAATCAGCCGACACGTCTTCACCAGTCAGTATCAGCAGAGTCCTATCGCGCTCGGCGGTAACATCATTCACGGGAAGGACTTCAAGCTCTATACGGTTCTCCCGCGTATTCGGATGAGGAAGGTTTTCGCCGATACCGCGATGAAAACCAAGGAGCGCAACGATAATTCTGTCTTCTCAGAATGGGGCTTGGGGGACGACGGGAAACTTTACCTGCTCGATCTGATTCGCGGGAAATGGGAAGCGCCGGATCTTCAGCGAAGGGCCGTGTCCTTCTGGGCGAAAGGGAAGGCGAAGGATTCCGCGACCTACGGGCAGCTTCGGGAGATGTGCGTCGAGGATAAGGCCAGCGGAACGGGTCTCATCCAGACGCTTCGGTTACCGCCCTATAATATTCCGATCAAGCCTCTCGAACAGCAGAAGGATAAGCTCACCAGATGTATGGACGCTCTTCCGTACATCGAGATCGGGTCTGTCTGCGTCCCAGAAGATGCTCCGTTCACGAGCGAGTTTATTTCGGAATGCGAGGGATTCACGTCGGACGACTCCCACGACTTTGATGACATGTGTGATTGTCTTTTCTTTGCTGTCAGTGATATGCTCCAGTCCGGGAATAAGTTACGTCAATGGGCTGAGTTAGGGAAACGCGAAGGAACGGAAAAGCCGGATGAAAAAACTAAATCTCCAGGGGCAGCGATTCGGACGTTACTTAGTTCTAAGGTACGCGGGGTATGAGAGCGAGCGGACATACTGGACCTGCCGTTGCGACTGCGGGACCGTGAAAGACGTCTACACTCAAGCCCTGAAGAGTGGGGCTACTCAGTCCTGTGGGTGCTACCATAAACTCAGAACGAGCCAGGCGAAAAAGACCCACGGGATGAGTAAGACGAGAGCTTACTATCGCTGGTCTTCTATGAAAGCTCGATGTCAGAGAATCCAAGCGAAGGGATACCCCGGCTACGGGGGTAGAGGGATAAAAGTCTGCCCGCGCTGGGAGAGCTTCGAGAACTTCCTGGAAGATATGGGGTCTCCACCATCGCCGAAACACTCGATAGACCGCGTCGACAACGATGGTGGGTATTCGAAACGAAACTGTCGTTGGGCGACGCCGGAAGAGCAGGTCGAGAATAAAAGGAATAACACGTTGCTTTCTTTCCAGGGAAAAACTCACAGCTTGACGAAGTGGAGTCGGACCGTCGGAATAAGCCGGGGCGGACTGATCGCTCGATTGAACAGAGGGTGGTCCGTGAAGAAGGCCCTGACGTTTCCGGTTCGCCCTCAGCAAGGAAATAGATAAATGAAACCCGTAGCGAAAAGAAAAACGTCTCCCCCGCGAAAGCCATCCGGTCGCTCTTCCAAAGCAAAGGACGCTAAGAGGAAGATTCCGGTTAACGCGATGGACGTCTTTCGCGCGGAAGGAAAAGCGGTAGCCGCCGCAACGCGAACTTTCGACGGCTTCGATAACTTTCTCTCCCGGCTCGGCTTAAATAACGACAACACGCTTTCCGGCGGGACCTACGAATTCAATCTCATCACGCGGAACCGGATAAAGCTCGAAGCGGCTTATCGCGGGTCGTGGATCGCGGGCAAAGTCTGCGACGTCTTCGCACAAGACATGACGCGCGCCGGGATTCAGGTCTCGACCAATGAAGCGGAAGAGGACTTAAAAGATTTCAACGCCGGGATGACGCGTCTTCAGATCATGAATTCCGTCTGCGCGGGCGTAACGTGGGGACGACTCTACGGCGGCGGCATCGGCGTTCTTCAGATCAAGGGACAGGATACGGCGACGCCGCTCGTCCCCGAGACGGTCACGAAGGACCAGTTCACGGGCCTCGCCGTCTACGACCGCTGGCAGTTGAACCCCGTCGTAAACGATCCGATCCTCGAAGGCCCGGAGCTAGGACTCCCGAAGTACTATCAGATCATCTCCGGCGTCGGCTCTATCGTCCCGCCGGAGCAGCAGGGGAAAAACTGGCAAGCCTCCGGAGTAGTGACCGTCCACCATAGCCGGGTTATCCGATTCACCGGCATTCAGCTCCCCTTCTACCAGGCGGTCACCGAGATGATGTGGGGCGAGTCCGTACTGGAGCGGCTCTGGGACAGGCTTATTTCTTTCGATAACGCGTCGCTCAGCTCCGCCCAGCTCATCGACCGGGCGAATCTCCGCACCGTGGGGATCGAGGGCCTCCGGGAAATCATCGCGGCCGGAGGCGAGGCCCAGGCCGGGCTCGAATCCATGTTCGAGATGATGCGCGCGATGCAGGTAAACGAGGGCATCACGCTGCTCGATAAGCTAGACGAATTTCAGAGCACGTCGTACTCCTTCGCGGGTCTCTCGGACATGCTCCTTCAGTTCGGACAGCAGCTCTC